CGCATTAGGTAAAGAACCTTTTAGAAAAAATTATGCTGCAGAAGGGCTTATTTATGATTTTAATCTTGACGCTTTTTATTCACCTCAACCATTTGAAAGTTGGACTTTAAATAAAACAACTTGTAAATGGGAACCCCCAGTAACTAAACCAACAGATAATAAAATGTATGAATGGAACGAATCATCTCAAAAATGGGATTTAACAGAATAATATAATGGGATTAACAAAAGTAACACATAACGTTTTAGAAAGCAGATATACAGGGGCTAGTGCTTTATCATCAGCAACAGCTAGAGAGGTAGATAGTTCTGCGGCTAATGTATTTACGATAACAGCGGGCCATAACATAACATTTAATTTTACTAATGTAAAGGTAGGTGATGTTAAAACAATTATAGTAACTGGAGGTGGTGGTTCTTATACATTAACACTTGGAACAATAAATGGGTCTTCTGGTACTTATAATAATTTAGGAGGTACCTATGATGATACAGGCAGCACTAAAAATATATTAGAAATAAAATTCATATCAGCTTCGGAAGCATGGTATCAAATTTCAAAAGCAGCAAGTTAATATGGCAAGAGTAAAAGTTATAAATGGTAAACCGGTAGTATTTAATAAACTACCAGAAGTTTGGCAAGGTATAAATGGCCATTATTTGAATTTTGATAAAATGGGTGAAGATGTATGGCTTGAAAATGAATTTTTTGAACTTAAACTTCCCGAATATAATCTAGAAAATCAAAAGCTAGTTAATTTACATTTTGTACCTGGAAACAATATATATACATACGATGTTAAGGACTTAGATGTACCGGGGGATACATTGAAATCTTCAAAAGAAAATAGAATAAAACAGTTAAAAGAAAACGGGTATCAATTACTATTACCTACAGACTGGTATGTCATAAGAGAGGTGGCAGAAAAAAAATCTATACCTGATAAAATAAAAGAACAAAGAAAAGCTATATACGATTCAATTAATAAAAAAGAAGCAGAAATAAATTCTTTAAATACAATAAAAAAAGTTGAAGAGTTTGATATAACAATTTAATATGGCACTAGACCAAAAATTTTTTAAGAAATCTACAGCAGCTGGTTCTGGATTAACAGACCAAGAACAAGGGCTTATCGTACATTTAGATGCTAATGATGTAGATTCTTATGATGGAGATGGATCTGTTTGGTATGATATTACAGATCATGCAGTAAATATACCTCTTGCAGATAAGTCAAGCAATTTAATTTTGAATTTAGATGGTGGTATTTATACAAGTGACACTTGGGCAGACCAAACCACAAACGGAAATAATGCTTCTCTAAATGGTAATGCTACTTATAATTCAGATACAAGAGGTTATTTTACTTTAGATGGCACAGGCGATTATTTACAAATAGCAGATCATAGTTCTTTAAATTTAGGTGCAGCTACTTATGAAATGTGGTTTAGACAGCCATCTTATATTGCAACGGAACATTTGTTTGGAAGATATGAATCAAGTAATTATGATTTTTTTATAAGAACGTCAGGCACGAGTGGTGCTATTGAAACTACTTTTTATAATGGTTCAAGTGCAATACATTCAAATATTATATCAGGAAATAATGCATATACTGCTAACGAATGGTCGCATGTTGCAGTTACACTTGCAGGTAATACAACAGGTAGTGCTGTAAAATTATATGTTAATGGAACGCTACAAGCAACCCAAAATTTAACAGGAAACAGAATTACGGATGCAGCAGCAAATTTATATTTAGGTATATTAGGTAGTGGGTATACAACACAATACGAGTTTACAGGAGATATAGGTACTACAAGAATTTATAACGTTGCTTTAACTGCATCAGAGGTAGGACAAAATTATAGAGCAGGTAATTTTTTAAATTATTCATCTATAATTACATCTAAGCCCGAAGCAACTCAAGGTTCTTTAATTACAGCACCACCAACTCAAGGCACATTATATACAAGTAATTTAGCATTCCATTTAGATGCAAATGGTCATTCAGGTACATATTGGACTGATAGTGTTGGTAGTATTAATGGTACAATTAATGGAGCAACCTACGTTAATAATGATAACTCAGATTATTTTACTTTTGATGGAAGTGATGACACTGTAACTTTTCCAGCTACCGATACTTCACCTATAAATTTTTCAAGTGAAACACACACAATAGAATTTTGGGTAAATTTTAATAATTTATCAAATGACGATGTAATAATCGGAAAATTTGGTGGAAGTAATGCAACAAAATCTTTTCAAATACAAGTATCTGGTTCACATAATAAATTAACCGTATTAGAAAGAGATGGCGGAAGTAATAATACTTATGAAACTACAGGTACTTTTTCAAATGGAACTTGGTCTCATTTTGTATATGCAAGATCAGCATCGCAAGTAAAATTATATATAAATGGTGTTATTGATAGTGACCCAGCAGCAAATAATGGTATAAATGCAGGTTCTACTCAAAATATAACTATTGGTGATCAACCAGGGGGTGGCGTTTTTTTTGATGGTAAATTAGCTCAATTAAGAATTTACAGTTCTACTTTAGATTCTTCACAAGTTTTAACTAATTATAATGCTACTAAAGATTTATATCAAGGTGTAACGAGTTTAAAATTACATTTAGATGCAAACGAATATAGTGGTAGTGGAGATTGGCAAGACAGCGCTAATAATAATGATGGAGTAATAAATGGCGCAACATATACTAATGATAATAATTCTGATTATTTTGATTTTGATGGTAATGATAAAATTACTGTTGCAGGATCTGATTTAAATCCCGCTAACACAAGAGCTATAGAACTTTGGTTTAATGCAGACATTACATCTGGTGCGTCATCAAGGTATATGATTTCAAATTGGAGTGGTACTGGGAATAATTATGGGTATCATATTTATATATACAATAATACATTGATGGCTTTTATGTTGGATCAATCACAAAGTGCTTATTTTATTAATTTTCAAAGTGGAGGAACAGTAACAGCCGGTAAATGGCATCACGCAGTGTTAACCATAGGGCCTAACGCATCTGATAACAAATTATATTTAGACGGAGAATTAAAACAAACAGCTTCTTCTACATCTGGAACATTTCCAACAACAGTAGCACATAATGGTATTATAATTGGTGCATATGGGTCAAGTGGCTATTATGATGGTAAAATAGCACAAGTTAGAGCTTATAAAGGGACTTTGACGCAAGCCCAAATAAATACAAACTACAACGCTACAAAAGCATTGTATCAAAATCCAACTTTAAAGTTACATTTTGATGCATCAGATATAAATACAACTGCAAATACATGGACTGATAAAGTGTCTTCACTGGTTTTAACTAAAAGTGGTACCTCAAGTTATGATGCTGAATTAGGTGATTATTTAGATTTTGGTGGTGGATATTATGCTAATGATAGTTATACAGATAATTTTGAAGATAGTAGTGGAAATACAACTGTTGAGTTTTGGTATAACGCAGATGCTTTTTCAGGGTTGAATGCAATATTACAATTTAGAAATGGCGCTTCAGCAAGTAGATGGCATATAGGTTATTCAGGAACTACATTTCTTTCTTATTATTACGGATCTGGAGGAACAAATGCTAGCGAAGTATCAACTACAACGCTAGGTATATCAGCAAATAAATGGTATTATTTTTCAATAGTTAAAACCCCAACATCTATAAAATATTATATAGATGGTGTTTTAAAAGAAACAGATGCATCTTCAGTGGGAACAGGAGCACAATCACTTACGGGATTTAGAATAGGTGATGTAGCACACCTTTCAAGTTATGGAAGCGATGGGAAATTAGGTGATTTAAAAATATATCAAGGTGAAATGTCAGTTGCACAAATAACACAAAACTATTTAGCTACAAAAAATAATTATCCTAATGGTAATAATGCAACTTTAATAAATACTCCTACTTGGGGTACTTATAATTCAGGAGGTGTTACATATAATTATTTTGATTTAAATGGTTCAAATCATTATATGACTATACCTCATAATACAATATTTGATTTTGCTGAACCTACAACTATGGAATTATGGGTTAGTAGGGATTCAACCAATAGAGATTTTATTATTGATAAATCTCAAGGAAATGGATGGCAATTTGAATATAATGGTTCATCTTATGTTTTTCAATTAGTGACTTCAGGCGGGCTTTTAGATATACGTACTAGTGTTTCAGGTACTGGAAGTTGGGAACATATTGTAATCACTTTTAATGCAAGCTCACCCGAGGGAAAACTTTATTTAAATGGAGTTTTTAAAGATTCCGGCACCGCGGGTAGTGCTTCAACTAATACAAATGGTATAACTATTGGTAAATATTCATTAGCTTCTGGCTATGATTTTGATGGTAAAATAGGTATGATAAAATTTTACAATAAAACCTTTTCAGCAACAGAAGTTACCGCAGCTTATAATAATACAAAAGGAACATATGGTATTACATAAAATTTAATTAAATAATATGAAAAAAAAATTTAAAGATACTGCAGTTGGAAAGTTTTTATTAAACAAGATTCCAGCTGTAGTAGGATCAATAGCCAGTGGCACACCAGCCGGTGGTATTATAGAAGCTATAATAGGTAGTAGCGAAATGTCTGATGGTGATAAACAAATTGCCTTAGAAAAGCTAAAACTTGAAAGAGCCGAAATAGATGGGACAACAGAAAGATGGGTCGCGGATGCGAGCTCAGGAGCATGGCTTGCGGCTAATGTTCGTCCTTTAACATTAATATTTTTAACAGTAAGCTATGTAATTGGGTGGTACTTAGGTTATCCACTTGATTCAATAACCGGTTTATTAACAATAGTAATCGGAGGCTATTTCGGGTCACGAGGTGTAGAGAAAGTCTTTGGAAACAAAATGCACAAATAAAAATGCAAGACTTAAGAATTTATGGTATAAGTTTAGGTGGTTTTACCTTTTCTATAATGCCAGATATAAATCCGCTGCTACAAACAGTAGTATTATTATTAACAATAGTATATACCGTAATAGGTATAAAAAACAAATTAAATAATAAATAAAATGCCTTTAAAATATTTTAATGAATCTGAATTCAATGATTTTAAAATGATGAATAAAAAACTTCTCAATATGTTAGATAACTTACGAGAAGTATATGGTTCATCAATAAAGATAACATCAAGTTATAGAAGTCCTGATCATCCAATAGAAGCAAAGAAAAAATCACCAGGTGAGCATGCATATGGCAATGCGGTTGATATTGCAAGTGTTGGAGGTGAAGCTACATTTAAATTAGTTAAAGCTGCTATGGAAGTTGGCTTTACAAGAATAGGTGTAAGTAGAAAAAATAATTTTGTCCACGTAGGCATTGGGTATCCTGGTGCTCCTGATATAACTCTTTGGACATATTAAATAAAATTAAATGAAATTAATAAGAAAAATATCAATTGGCCAAGATTATAAGAATGAAGCTATGCATTATTCTGTAGGCCAAGAAGTTTATGGTGGTCATAAAATATGTGATATATTTGAAAAAGATAACGGTTATCATATATATATAGAAAAAAATAATAATCAAATACCGTGGAAACACTTTAATACAAACATGGCTGTTTCCGTAGAATATAATTTAGATTATTAATGAAATCACTTTACAACTATATTATATATACTGATACTAGATACGATAACAAAAAGTATATAGATGGTAAAGAACTAATAATTAATTCTGAATTATCTGAAAGAGATTACAAGTTTGTTAATAGAATAGGCACAGTTAAAAGTGTACCTATAAATTATAAAACTAAAATAAAACCAGGTGATAAAGTAATTGTTCATCACAATGTATTTAGAAGATGGATTGATGTTAAGGGTAAAGAAAAAAATTCATCATCATATATTGATGAAAATATTTATTCTGTTGGTATTGATCAAGTATACGCGTACAAAAATAACGGTGAATGGAAATGTCCTGATAGATATTGTTTTGTTAAGCCATTACCACAAGATTTTAAATGGAGTGTTTTAAAAGAAAAAGAATTGGTTGGAGAGCTTGTGTATAGCAATAAGCTTTTAAGTTCGTTAAACGTGTCCGTAGGCGATATAGTGGGCTTTACACCGGGTTCTGAATATGAGTTTAATATTGAAGACCAAAAATTATACAGAATTTTATTAAATGATATAACAATAAACTATGGACGTAAAGAAAACAAGAGAAAGACTACTCAAAGCTGCTGAAAACTCTATAGATGAGTTAATAAAAGTTATGAATAAAAAGATGGATCCAGAAGAACTAGATCCTGAAAAAGTAAAAATATCAGCATCAGCTTATAGATTAGCCATGGAAGATGCTATGGCTATGATGGCTAAAGTAGAAGAAATTACAAGTGTAGATAAAGAAGATAAATCTAAAAAACAAGAATTCTTCGGTGTAGAAGATCGTATTAAATAATGTATAAACAAAGCTTATATAAGATACACACCGAACATTTATCATCTAAGTTAGTTAAAAATAATAATAGATATAAAAAATTCGAGTACGGTTATAACAAAGATTTAGATTGTGTTATTATAAGTAAAGACGGTACGATAGGTGAAATATATGAAATACAAGGATTAAAAATTGCACTTCCTTCAATACCTAAAAAAATTAACGGTCAAGAGTTAAAAAAAGAAGAACAGGTATTTATTAAAACACCAAAACCAGCTACACTTAAAAAAATTAAAAGTATATATAATTTTAAGTCGTATAACGAAGATATAAAAGAAAAGTATTATGAATACATTAATAAAGAGTTTGATTTTCGTTCTGATGGTTACTGGTTCATGTGCAACGGTAAGCCATGTTACCTCACCGGCTCCCATTATATATACCTCAATTGGACAAAAATCGATGTGGGTTCACCCGACTTTAGGCATGCAAACAGGTTATTCTTTTATTTCTGGGAGGCATGTAAGGCCGATTATAGATGTTATGGAATGTGCTACCTCAAGAATAGACGGTCTGGTTTCTCCTTTATGGCGTCTTCAGAAGTTGTCAACGTTGCAACTATTACCAGAGATGCGAGGTTTGGGATATTATCAAAGACTGGAGCAGATGCGAAGAAGATGTTTACAGATAAGGTTGTTCCGATTTCCACAAACTACCCGTTCTTTTTTAAACCAATACAGGACGGTATGGAGAGGCCAAAGACAGAGCTATCGTATAAG